AAAGGTACTCCCAGCCACCCCCCCGGCCTTACGGGTCGGACGGGCGCGGTTTTTCACTACATATGAAACCCCAAGAAGTGAGGTTGTTGTTTTCATGTCAGAGCCATCAGACAAGGATCGCCCTGCGCCTGGCTGGCTGAAAAAATCCGACATGGCTGCAAGCCTGGGTATCTCGGTGCAAGCCTTTGATAAGTGGGGAGTTAAGCCAGTAAAAAAGATCGGGCGCAACGTTTACTTTGATGTGCGCTCGGTTGTGGATAACCGGATCGAGAACGCGATCCAAAAACACCAACCAACGGATCCTCAAGACATGGATGAGGATCAATTGGACTTCCAACGGTGGAGGCTCACCAAGGAGCAGGCCGACAAGGCCGAGCGCGAGAACCGGATCGCTGAGCGCCATCAGGTGCCGACCGAGTTTGCAACGTTCGCTCTGACGCGCATCGCCGCAAAGGTCAGCAGTCTGCTCGACACCGTTCCACTCACTATGCGCCGCCGTTATCCCGAATTGCAGACCAAGCACATCGAGGGGCTCCAGCGCGAACTGGTCATAGCCAGCAACGAGGCGGCCTCCCTGGGTGATCTGCTGCCGGAGTTACTGGATGAATATATCGACAGCACAAGTAAGTAGCCTGGCGGCTGCCGTAAACCTTGGGCTGTCAGCCCTGCTCAGGCCGCCGGTGCAGACCGCCGCCGAGTGGATGGATGACCATTACTACCTGCCGGTGGAGTCCTCCTATCAGGAGGGCCGCTGGAAGTCGCTGCCGTTCCAGGTGGCCATCATCAACGCGATGGCCAATGACGACATTCGAGAGGTCAATTTCGTCAAGTCGGCGCGGGTTGGTTACACCAAGATGCTGCTCGGTGTGGCCGCTTACCTGTTGGAGCACAAGAAGCGCAACGGACTGATCTGGCATCCCACTGATGGTGATGCTGAAAAGTTCGTCAAAAAGCACGTTGATCCCATGATCCGTGATGTCCCCAGACTAAAGGCGCTCGCGCCCTGGTATGGGAAGAAGCACAAAGACAACACGCTGGAGCTCAAGCGATTCGCCAACGGGCGAGGGTTAGAGATCCGGGGTGGTAAAGCGGCGGCAAACTACCGAGAAGCCTCTCCCGACTTCGGTATCTATGACGAGCTGGCCGCCTTCGATGCTGACATCGATCACGAGGGTTCGCCCACGTTCCTCGGTGACAAGCGGATGGAGGGCTCGACCCACCCCAAATCAATCCGTGGCTCTACCCCCAAGATCGCGGGGCAGTGCCAGATAGAGCGGGCGGCCAGCGAATCGCAGCACCTGATGCGTTATCACGTGAAGTGCCCACATTGCCATGCAGAGCAGTACCTCAAGTGGGGCGGCCCCGATGCCGAGTTCGGCATCAAGTGGGACGGTAACAACCACAACTCGGCGTTCTATCTGTGCGAGGCAAATGGCTGCGCCATTCGCCAGCATGAGATGGATTACGAGACGGTGGAACGCTGGATCTGCGAGCGCACCGGCATCTGGACGCGGGACTCCATCGACTGGTTCGACAGTGATGACCAACCGATCCCTCCTCCCGAGTCGGTGACCTTCCATATCTGGACGGCCTACAGCCCGCTGACGACATGGGTGCGGATTGTCTCTGACTTCCTCAAAGCGAAGGATGACCAGGGCAAGCTAAAGACCTTCGTCAACACCACGCTGGGCGAGACCTGGGAAGAGGAGACCGGTGAGAAACTGGAGTGGGAGGCGCTTGCCGCCCGCCGCGAGGTATGGCCGCACCCCGTCCCTGATGGGGTGCTCTATATCACTGTCGGGGCTGATACCCAGGATGACCGTTTCGAGTTCGAGATCACCGGCTGGGGCGTGGGGGAGGAGCATTGGGTGCTCGACTACCAGCGCCTGTACGGCAACCTCGGGCACACCGAGATCTGGGATCGACTGCACGAGCAGTTCTCGCGCCAGTTTATCAAGGCCAACGGTGAGGTGATGGATATCGGCCTGGTGCTGATTGACTCGGGTGGTCACTACACCGATGAGGTCTATCAGTTCTGTCGCCGCAACCCGCGCAAATATATCCCTATCAAGGGGGCCACGGTGATGGGCAAACCCATCATCACCTTCCCGCGCAAGAAGAACCGGCAGGGTGTTTACCTGTCGGAGGTCGGCACCGACACCGCCAAGGACGTGCTCTATGCCCGTCTGGCTGATTTGCCTCCATCGCTATCGGGTGCGCTGCCTGGTTATCGGCATCACCCTGTCGCCGAGTGGGCAGATGAACCCTATTTCAAAGGACTGACCTGTGAGCGCAAACGGGTTGAGTTTATCAAGGGCCGCCGAGTGTATCGCTGGGTTAACCCCTCCGGCGCTCGCAACGAGCCCACCGACTGCGCTGTTTACTCCCGGGCCGCCGTGCGCCTTGGCGTCCAGCACAAAGGCTGGCGCCTGGTCGCTAGGCATCAGCCAACCACCATCAACCACACCGAGCCAGCATCCCGTCAGCAGCCCAGGCAGGCGGCGACAGGTAACACCTGGCTTGGCACGAAACCAGGAGGCTGGCTGTGAAGCTGTGCGATATCGACACCATGATCGAGCTGTACCTGCAGGCCGAGCGCGATGTGCTGGCCGGCAAACAGGTAACGTTCCAGGGCCGTACTGTGACCTCTGAAAACCTCAACGAGATCCGCTCTGGCCGGCGAGAGTGGGAGCAGCGCCGCGCCAGCGCGGCCAATCCTGTCCGTCAGCCCTATGCCGCCGCGAGGTTCACATGAGGGCCATTGATAAGTTGGTCGGGTTTATCTCACCCGGCTGGGCGGCCAACCGGATGCGCGACCGATTGCGAATGATGGCCTATGAGGCAGCGATGCCGTCCAGAACCCATCAGGCCAAGCGGGAACGGCGTGGCGCCAACGTGGCCACCCAGCAATCGGCGATCAGCTTGCGCGAGCAGGCCAGAGCTTTGGACGAAAACCACGACATAGTGATCGGCCTCCTCGACAAGATGGAGGAGCGGATTGTCGGCGGCAAAGGTATTCAGATCGAGCCGCAGCCCCGTTCTGTCGATGGCCAGCTGCTGGATGATCTGGCCAAGGATATCCGCCGGCGCTGGGCGACCTGGTCGCTCAAACCTGAAACCACCGGCACATTCACCCGCCCCGCGATGGAGCGGCTGGTCTGTCGTACCTGGTTGCGGGATGGTGAGGTGTTTGGCCGCCGCCTGCTCGGCACCATCAAGGGCTATCAGCATCACTCGGATACGCCATTTTCAGTGGAGGTGCTGGAGCCTGACTTTGTACCGTTCGACATGAACAGCGTGGCGGATGGGGTAAGGCAGGGCATCAAGGTCGATACCTGGCGCCGTCCGAAATCCTACTTTGTGATGTACGATCACCCCGGAGAGATGCAGGGCTATCGCTATCGCACCAAGGAGATCGACGCCAGCGAGATGTATCACCTGGCGCTGCGCAAGCGGATCCATCAACTGCGCGGGGTTTCGCTGCTGCACGGGGTCATCACCCGACTGGCTGATCTCAAGTCGGTGGAGGAGGCCGAGCGCGTAGCCGCCAGGATCAGCGCTTCGCTCGCCTTCTTCATCAAGAAAGAGGACCCGCAGGGATATCAGCCTCCGCCAGATGGTTCGCCGGCTCAAGCGCAGCGAATGATCGACATCACGCCGGGCATGACCTTTGACGACCTGCGCCCCGGCGAGGATGTCGGGGTTATCCAGTCCAACCGGCCAAACACCGCACTGAATATCTGGCGAGCTGGCCAGCTGCGCTCATCGTGTGCCGGCACCCGCAGCCAATATTCGAGCGTGGCCCGTGACTATGACGGCACCTATTCCGCCCAGCGCCAGGAGCTGGTCGAGGGGTGGGAAGGTTTCGCCGTGCTACAGGATGAGTTTGTGGCCAACTGGTCGCGCCCTGTTTTTCGGGACTGGCTGCTTGCCGAAACCCTGCGCAGCAAAGACCCGCTCAAGTTGCCCCCCGAGCTGGATATGAAAACCCTGTTCGATGCCATCTATCTGGCGCCTGTCATGCCCTGGATTGACCCTGAGCGTGAGGCCAACGGCTGGAACAAGGTTATTCGAGGTGGTGCCGGTACTGAAACCGAGTGGATCCGGGCTCGCAACAAAAACCCTGACGAGGTACGAGCCCAGCGGGTTTCCGAACTGGAATGGGCAGAGCAAAACAACATTGTCACCGATACCAACCCAGCCAATGACCCAGGAGCACAACCCCGTGAAAAAGCACCACCTGACGGCGGCGATCCAGAACGCGCTGATGCCAGCGCGAGCGGAGGCCGCCAGCGACCAACCCGCCGCCGATAACCAGAGCACCCGCAGCTGGTACACCATCAGCGCCCTGGCCGGCTCAGAGCCCGCAGTCGAGATCTACATCTATGACGTGATCGGCTACTGGGGCATATCGGCCCAGCAATTCATCTCGGATTGCAGGGCCGCCGGGGTGTTTAGTGCCAAGCAAATCAATCTGCACATTCACAGCCCAGGCGGCGATGTGATGGACGGGTTTGCCATCTACAACACCCTGGCCCGCCTCACCTGCAAGATCGACATCTGGAACGATGGCCTGGCGGCCAGTATGGCCTCGGTCATCCTCTGCCTGCCCAATGCCACCGTGCATATGCCGAGCAACGCCTGGGTGATGATCCACAAGCCATGGTCTGGCACGGTCGGCAACGCTGACGATTTGCGAGATACAGCCGACTGGCTCGACCGCAACGAGGCGCTGTTGCTCAACGCCTACGAGAAGAAAACCGGCAAGCCCCGCGAGGAGCTGGCCGCGCTACTGTCGGCAGATACCTGGCTCGATGGCCACCAAGCCAAAGAAATGGGCTTTGTCGATGTCCTGGAAGAGCCGATCTCGGCTGCCGCCTACGTTAACGAGAACAAGATGAAAGACTTTAACAATATGCCCACTCCGGCCCGAGCGATGTTCGGTGCCAACGCGAACGCCGGCGCAGCAGCACCCGCACCGGCAGATCGCGCACCCGCAGCTCAAGCTCAGCAGCCGGCGCCTGCTGGTGAGGATCCTGTCGCAGCCTTCAAGCTCAAGGAGCAGGCCCGCCGCAACGACATTCAGGATCTGTTCGCCCTGACCGGTGGGCGCTTCCCGGAGCTGATGGCCGACTGTCTGGGGGACATGGAGATTTCCGCCTCTGCAGCCAAAGAGAAGCTGAAAGCGGCGCTCGGCACCAATGCCAGCGCCACCGGCCCGCTGGGTTCTACTGCTCACATCCATGCCGGTAACGGCAACCTGATCGGCGACTCTGTTCGCGGTTCTCTGATGGCCCGCTGTGGTCATGCGGAGAAGGAGCGTGACAACCGCTATGACGGTTTCAGCCTGCGCGAGCTGGCGCGGGCATCACTGGAAGGTCGCGGGGTATCCACCTCCGGCATGAGCCCGATGAACTATGTCGGCATGGCCTTCACCCACACCAGTTCCGACTTTGGCAAGATCCTGATGG